TTAACTATCCATATGACTTTTTTAGTCTAGTGGAACTTGGTAAAATGAACGCTGAACTTCAGGTTGTTAATGAGAATCCAAATGAAGTTAAAGAAATCCCTGCGGCGTATATCAAAGCAACAACAGAAGTAACTGGAAAATATACACATACCCAATCTTTTCCTGATTGTGCTGCAGTAGTGAAAACTTCAGTACCACCACCTTTACCTAATTGCATCATTAAAAGCGTATTGTCATTATCAAATTCTGTACCCATCTTTTTATTTTTTTTGTTATTAATTAATCTGTAAATATTTTTATTATTGCCCCTAAAGTAATAGTATATATTACCCACATTGCTTTTACTAAAACTTTTCTCATTGCTGTGTTTCTATTAACTCTAGCAGTAACCCCTTTATCTGGGTCTAAAAGTTTTTCTGTTAGCATATCTAATTTTGAATCAATTTTATCTATCTTGCTATCCATTGTACTAATGTCTTTCTTCATTGCTATTAATTCTTCTTTAGTATTCATTAGAACGCTGTAGTTTGTATATTAGC